AATCATAACTGTTATAGATTCTAATGGAACAGAGGCAGGGACAAATGGAACTACTGTAGGTTCTATTACTTTACCTGCTGGTTCAGTAACAGTAATTAATAAAGATACTGACCAATTTATACTGGCAAATGTAACAAATGGTACTTACACAGTAGTAGCGGCTGCAGGGGTATAGTGAAATCGTTTAAGGAATTTAGAAAATCAATGGGTTTTCCCATAACTGAGAAAAAAATTGAAGAAGTAATACGGTTTGAAAAACCTTTGAAGGAAGATGTTATCGACCAATTACGAAGTATAGTAAAAAAGAAAAAAGAATCGGATATAACTTTCAAATCTGGTACATCTGTTCCTATTGATCCAGAAGCAGCAAAAGCAGTACTGAAAACATTTGATTCACTAAATAGAAGTAACAAAAAGAAAACACAGGACAACATGAATAAAGATACAAAATCATTCATGAAAGTCTTAGATTTTGCATTTAATAACTAAGGGTAGGACAAAATGAAACTAATTTGCGAGTTACAAGAAGCCGTAGATTATGAACTAGTTGAAGCGAGTGGAGAGAAACCAAAGCAGTATTTTATTGAAGGTATTTTCATGCAATCTGAAACGAAGAATAAGAATGGCAGAATTTATCCTTTGAGCGTTCTTGAAAAAGAAGTAAATCGTTATGTCAAAGAATACGTTGAACCAAAACGTGCTTTTGGAGAGTTAGGACATCCTGACGGGCCAACTGTTAATTTGGATCGTGCTTCACATATGATTACTTCCTTAGTAAAAGAAGGTAAAAATTTCGTTGGTAGAGCAAAAGTTCTCGACACACCAAACGGAAAAATTGTAAAAAGTTTTATTGATGAAGGTGCAAAGTTAGGTGTTTCCTCAAGGGGAATGGGAACTTTGAAACCAGAACAAAAAGACAAAGCACAAATCGTTCAGAACGATTTTTTTCTTGCAACTGCAGCAGACATTGTTGCTGACCCATCCGCTCCAAATGCTTTCGTTGAAGGTATCATGGAAGGAAAAGAATGGGTTTGGGACAATGGTTTGTTGAAGGAACAGGATGTAGAAAGAGCAAAGAAAAATATTGAAGCAGCCTCTTTCAAACAACTTGAAGAAGTCAAGTTGAGAGAATTTTCTAAATTAATGTCAAATTTATGATTATTATAAATATTAACACGAACCAATTACTATAAATTTTTAGGAGTTTCAATGGCTAACGAAGAAATTACAAACCAAGATGAAGTTCTGGAAGAAGTAGAACAGCAGGATGAACTTGTTGAGACTCCAGAAATACAAGGGGAAACAGTGCAAACAGAAGAAAAAATTGAAGAAGAAGTAGTCGAAGAGGAAAAAATCGAAGAAGAGAAGATAGAAGAAGTTAAAATGCCTTCTACCAAATCTGGAATGATTAAGGCTCTTTTCGACAAAGTTAATGGAATGAAAAAGGAAGAAGTTTCCTCTAAGTGGAAAGAACTTATGGATGTTGCTGAAGCAGAAGATACAGGCGGCCCAACACCAACCGATTCTGACAACAAGAAAGATAAAGTTGCAGTTAAAGGAAAGAAGATGAAAGCATCTGACCTTCCAGAAATCAATGTAAAAGAAGACATTGACGCACTTGTTCAAGGTGAAGAACTTTCCGAAGAATTCAAAACAAAAGCATCAACAATTTTTGAAGCAGCTGTTTACCAGAAAGTTATGGAAGTTTCCACAAAGAAAACTGAAGAACTTGAGGAAGAGTATCAAAAAGATCTCCAAGAAGAAATCATTTCTTTCAGAGATGAGTTGACAGAAAAGGTTGACGGATACTTGAACTATGTTGTTGAAGAATGGATGAAAGAAAACGAACTAGCACTCGACAGTTCACTTAGAAGTGAAATTACAGAAGAGTTCATTACTGGTTTGAAAGGTCTATTCACAGAGCATTACATCGAAGTTCCAGAAGAAAAAGTAGACATGGTTGAAAACTTATTTGACCGCGTTGAGGAATTAGAGACTAAATTAAATGTCAAAATCGAAGAAAACGTTAAAGTTACAAACGAACTTAACGAATATCGCAAAAACAAGATTGTAGAAGAAGTTAGTAATGACCTTGCTGACACACAATCCGAAAAATTGAAAGAACTTGCAGAAGGTGTTTCAGTTGAAGAGGGCGATGTTGAAGATTTTGAAAATAAAGTAAAACAGATTAAGGAAAGTTATTTCCCTAGTCAAGTTAAAAAGGATGAAGTTATTAGTGAAGAAGAAAGTGTTAGTTCAGATGAGCAAGAGGAAACTCCTGTAAAAATGAATAGCATAATGGAAGCATACAGCAAAGCTATAGCTCGTGTGTAATACAAATTATTTTTAATCACATATTATAGGAGTTTAATAATATGCAACTTTCAGAAAATTTAAATGAAAAGTGGGCGCCGGTTCTAGACCATCCAGATCTTCCTAAGATTTCGGACAGTCATAAACGTGCTGTTACTGCTATGTGTCTTGAAAACACAGAACACCAATATGTTCAAGACCAAGAAATGAATGGTCAGAGTGGGTTATTGTCGGAGGCAACACCTACAACAATTAACGCTTTGACATCCACTAACCCATCTTTGGGTGGTGTTGCTGGTGGTTCAGTACAAACATCAGCATTCGGTTTCGCAGATCCAGTTTTGATCTCAATGGTTCGCCGGGCAATGCCTCAACTCGTAGCATACGATGTTTGTGGTGTACAACAAATGTCAGGGCCAACTGGTCTTATCTTTGCACTCAAGAGTCGTGTTAATACAATGGGTGGAGCTGAGATGCCTGGTGTTAATGCTGATACGACTGCAAGTGAGTCTGGTACATCTAATACTGGTGATACAGTTAAAACGCCTGGTCTTTTAATTACAGGAACAGACGGAACTGGTCAAACAGGAACAGAATTTGCTGCTTCAAGTGCTCTGGAAACAGATGGCGGTGAAGGAGATATTGCTGGTGAGATGTCATTCTCAATTGAGAAGGTATCCATCGCTGCTGGAACACGTGCTCTCAAGGGTTCGTATTCTATGGAATTAGCACAGGATTTACGTGCTGTTCATGGATTGGATGCAGAAGCAGAACTTGCTAACATCCTTTCTAGTGAAATTCTAGTTGAGATCAACCGTGAAGTAATTCGTAAGATTTACATTAACGCTGCTGTTGGTGCTCAAATTGGTACTACAACTGCTGGAATTTTTGACCTTGACACCGATTCTAATGGTCGTTGGATGGTTGAGAAGTTCAAAGGTCTGATGATGCAGATTGAAAAAGATGCTAATCAGATTGGAAAAGACACACGCAGAGGAAAAGGTAATATTATCATGACCTCTTCAGATGTCGCTTCCGCTCTTCAGATGGCAGGAATGTTGGATTATGCTCCAGCAATGAGTACTGACATTAACACAGATACAGCATCCTCAACATTTGCTGGTGTTCTTAATGGACGCTATAAGGTTTATGTTGATCCTTATGCTGATGCTCACGCACAAGAGTTCTATTGTGTAGGTTACAAAGGTGATTCACCTATGGATGCTGGTATATTCTATTGCCCATACGTTCCTCTTCAGATGGTTCGTGCGGTTGATAGTTCTAGTTTTCAACCACAGATTGCTTTCAAGACACGCTATGGTTTAGTTGCTAACCCATATGCTGAGAATGCAAGTACATCTACTGGTCGTTTAACTGGTGATTTGACATCTAATCCTCACTTGAACGTATATTACAGAAAAGCTTCAATTTCAAACTTGATGTAATTCGTTCCCTACATATAGTAGGATTTCAAAAGGGAGTAGAGAAATCTGCTCCCTTTTTTTGTTTGTAGTCATTTTCTTGTGAGAAAAATATGTTGATAGTGATTGGTAACGGCAATTCTAAAACTATTTCTGATTTAACCCTTTTTAAAAATCATACCACATATGGTTGTGATTATATCTACAAAAGAATAAGTCCAGATAATTTAATTAGCGAAAATATCGAAATTCAAGTGAAACTTATCGTTGGTAACTACACCAAAAAACACGTTTCCCATTTTAGAAATTTCACTCTTATTCCAAGTTTTCATTACGATATGATGAAACAATCTACGGATAAGAGAATGACAATTGCAGAAAATGAACCAACCACCGAAAATTTTATACAGTTTGCTCATGAAGGTGTGATGTATTTTCTTTGGATAGATTCCAATGATTTGACAAAAAATATTGATTGGTGGGGAAATGAATATGATGATTGGACAACAGAAACAGTTGCTTTAAGACTAGCTTGTATGGAAAATCCAAACGAAACATTATATTGTGTGGGATATGATTATTTTCACAATCAAACCAGTTCGGGTGTTTATCTAGGTTCATCCACCAATATTACTAATCCAGAAAGTCAGGATTGGATAAAACAACATAGTAAAATAGAAGAAGAGTTTCCAAATTGTAAGTTTGTTTATGTTGGTAAGGATATTGATTATCCAGAGTTTGAAAAATTGTTACATAAATAGTAATATAATATAAAGGAATTTATGGCCGCATCAAACAAAGTACCTGACAATTTAAATTATCTTTCCAACATTAGTTTCAGATTAATGATGGAGGACGCACCACATCTTACTTGGTTTTGCCAATCAGTAAATGTGCCGGGCGTGTCAATTGAAGCAATTGAAATGGTAAACCCATTTGCGAACATACCATATGCTGGAAATAATGTTTCATTTGAGGAATTATCAGTATCATTTATAGTTGATGACCATCTAAAAAATTGGATTGAAATTTATGACC